GTTGGCAAGTAAGCCAAAAGTAAACTTTACAATTAACGGAACTGTGATATGTACACATAGGATGACTCGTAAAGAAATAGACAAAGTCATCAAAGCAATGGAACGCAAGGGATACAAGTTGGAGGTAACCTACGATGGAAATGTTGGAAAATAGAAATCTAGACCTGTTGTTGCAAGAGTTGGGCGTGATGCCTGTTCTAGGGGAATTAGGTCAACTAGAAGAATTAGAAGACCCACGCAACATATGTATGCAAAAGGGATACTACAGGAGTCCATATGATGAAGAAGGGGAAATCACGTTCTAATCCAATGGCAAAAGATTTAAGGCAACCTAAATACAGAATGAGGGTTGTAGAACCGAAAAAGAAAACTATATATCGTAAACGCAAGCATAAAGGAGCAAGCGATGAAAGTAACAGACGTTAAATCACTAGACAGTGAAACCTCACTGATATTCTGGGATGATGATACAATCACAGTTGTCAATGTTATGAGAGGTCACTTCAACTTCACTAAAGAGCAGGGTAAGCAATTTGCTAAACTGTATCAAGAGACACTAGAAGAGGTGCAGAATGATTGAAGTAACGCTAATCAATTACATGGGTGATGATTTATCTGTTGTGAATGCTGCACGAGTTAGCTTTGGCAAGAAGTCAGATTACATGCCAAGGGTGCATATGGGTGAGCCAAAGGTGTTACAACACAAGGATGACAAGCTAATAAAGTTTCTCGCCAGAGAGGAACACACAAGCCCCTTCAATCACACCTTTGCCACCTTCCATGTCAAAGCACCAATCTATGTTGCTAGGCAATTACAGAAACACTCTTACATGCCTTGGAACGAGATTTCGAGGCGGTATGTAAAAACTGAACCTGAGTTCTATGAACCTGTCTGGCGATCAGTAGCCGAAGATAAGAAACAGGGGAGCGGTGGAAATATGGAACATCAGGAAGCCCCCAACGTAATAAATCTTCGAAACTACAAAGAAGCAGTAAAAGATTATTTCCGACTGTTAGAGATTGGCGTTTGTGAAGAACAAGCACGACAGGTTCTACCGCAATCACTCATGACGGAATGGTATTGGTCAGGCACTATGTTTGCCTTTGCCAGAATGTGTAACCTACGCTGCAAACCTGACGCACAAGCTGAGACACGCATAGTAGCTAGTCGCATTGATAGGGTGATGGCGAATATATACCCTGTATCATGGAAGGCACTGAGAAAATGAAATGGTTTTTAGTTATAGTTTGGGTGGTAGGGGGATCGCCAAATGTAGTAAGTGTTGAACAGTATGAATCTATGTATGATTGCTTCTATGGGTTCGAGCAGTATGAAGATAAATTAATCCAAGAAGAAATGCAGCTAGTGTGTATAAGGGAAATCGAACATGAATGATAAAGACATAGTAAAAATGTGCCAGAGACTAGCGAGAAAATATAACGACCCACAGGAGTTTAATGACCTAGTGTCTGAGGGCGTTATAAAAGCACTTGAGATGATGAGAGAAGGTAAAACAGATAAAAATTTACTATATTCTTACGTCCAAGGCGTAATGAACGAATATTACAATATCCGTAGGCATATAGTTTATGTACCAGTACAAGGCAAGGCCAAAGCCCCCACAATGGAAAATGAGTCTGACAAATGGACCGATGTTGCAATGCATAATGCCTTACGTTCAGACCTTGTTGATCTAGACGAAAATACAGCCACCACCCCTTCAGCGGAAATAGAGTATGAGAAAAAAGAGTGGCTACGATATGTCAAAATGAAAGCATACGATGTGTTGGATAGGGTGGAGTGGAAAATAATTTCTATGCGGTATTTCGACAACATGACACAAGATGAAGTGGCAAAGCAGTTATCTCAACACCAAGTATGGGTTCACCGTAAAGAAAAGGCTGCACTTGAAAAAATCCGTAACAATTTGTGATGTATAAAAATCTATAGAAGGTACTTATACATTAGTGTCCCAAACGTAAGTACAAAACTTAAGTTTTATAATATTAAATTATTATTATACTTAAGTACAAACGTAAGTAGGTAAGAATGAGTGATATAAACCACCAACAATGCCCACACTGTAATCACAAGGGTTGTTACAGCTACAACGAAGAGAAGAACGTCTACAACTGTTTCTCTTGTGGTGCTAAAGGTATTTTGCATAAGGATCATGATATGAATGTTGCATACCTGAAGAAGGAAACCCCCTCTGATGGAAATTATGTGTCGATGCGTGGCATCAGCGAAGGTACGATGAAAGATTTCAACGTGCTGACTTTCTCTGACCGTCAAGAGTATGTATACCCTTCTGGGGGAATTAAGGTTCGTCGTCTAGAAGACAAAGCGTTCTACACCAAAGATGGGTTTCGTGGTGATGAATTGTTTGGTATGAACTTCTTTACTGCTGGTTGCTCTAAGACGGTAACCGTAACTGAGGGAGAACTAGACGCTCTCTCAGTAGCCCAAATGCTTAAGAGCAGCTACATCAACCCTGTTGTCTCTTTGCCCTCTGCAACGCCCTCTAAGAAGCTCTGGGAGAACTGTGCGGATTGGCTAAACAGTTTTGAACGTATTGTGTTGTCTGTTGACAATGACGAAGCAGGAAACGCTGTAGCGGATCGCATGGCACGTTTGTTCCCTAACAAGGTTTATCGTGTACCACATGACAAATACAAAGACGCTAATGATTTCCTACAGGCAGGGGCTACACAGGAATTTAAGTCTGCGTGGTTCAAACCACAGAAGCATACGCCAGAAAATGTTATCAATACATCTGAGCAATTCTTGTCGTTGTATCATGACACACCAGAACACCAGTATGTACCCACAGGTATCCAAGCCCTAGACGATAAAATCCTTGGCCTGATGCAGGGACACTTCACAGTGATCAAGGCCCCCACAGGAATTGGTAAGACTGAGGTGATGCGTTACCTTGAATACAATATGCTGCAGCGTGGTATACCGATTGCTACATGGCATCTGGAAGAGACAAAGCTACGCTCTCTTCTTGGCCTTGTGTCTTATCATGTTGGCGACAATCTTACTCGTCGTGATCTGATAGAAGAGAAGGATGCAGAGGAATTAGTCGTAGAGGCTATCAAGGGAATTACGAAGGACGAGAACCTATATCAGTTCTACCTTAGTGATGGTCAGGGTGCTGACGAACTGTGTGATCAAATCCGCTTCTTTAGTCAGGCTTGTGATTGTAAATTTGTATTCTTTGAACCGATACAAGATGTGGTTGCAGGTACATCAGAGGAAAGCAAAGAAGCTATGCTTGCTGATCTATCTATTAGGTTGTCTAAGTTAGCTGCAGAACTAAACGTAGGTATCGTGACAATCGCACACACCAACGAGAATGGTGATCCAAAGTATTGTAAGATGATTGGTCAACGTGCATCAGTGATCCTTGATCTATCTCGTGACAAAGAAGCAGACGATCCAGAGGAACGTAATACAACGTACATCAGTGTACAAAAAAACCGCCCCTGCAGTGAAGAAGGTAGAGGCGGCAAGATGAGATTTAGCAGTGACAGCTTTACGCTACGAGAGGTATTATGAGTATATTTGATATAGAAACAGATGGACTAGATAGCACAAAGATTCATGTGTTGTCTTGGTTAGGTGAAGACAAAGAGGTACATCACACGCACGACTATGAGGCTATGCGTATCTTCTTCACTGAGGCAAAAGTTTTGATCGGTCATAACATTATTCGCTTTGACATCCCTGCAGTGGAAAAAGTGCTAGGGATTAAGGTAAAAGCACGATTGATCGACACACTACCTTTGGCATGGTATCTAGACTTCTATCGTCCTAGTCATGGCCTTGCTAGTTATGGTGAAGAGTTTGGCGTACCAAAGCCAAAGATTGACGATTGGGAAAATCTATCACCAGAGGAATATGCACATCGTTGTAATGAAGATGTCCGTATCAACACAGTGTTGTTTAATCGTCTAAACTACAAGCTGGATAAACTCTATCCTGATCATCAAGACAAAAGTCGCTTTATTGATTACCTGATGTTCAAGATGCAGTGTGCAGCAGAACAAGAAGCCCTACGGTGGAAATTAGATGTAGACAAGGCAAGAACCCACCTAGAGGAATGGGAAGGGTTAAAGAATGAAAAGATGGAAGCCTTGGCTAATGCAATGCCAAAACGTGTATTATTTACTACCAAGACACAACCAAAGAACATGTACAAGAAAGATGGTAGTCTATCTGCACATGGGGAAAAATGGGTACAGCTTTGTGAACAGGCGAAGCAACCAATTTCTACACAGAGTATGGTCGTCAAAACAGGAGAAGAGCTTGCAAATCCTAACAGTATGGTACAGGTCAAAGATTGGCTCGACTCTTTGGGGTGGAAGCCTCGAACCTTCAAATATGTAAGGGAAGACGATGGAAGTGAACGCAAGATAGAACAGGTTAGGAAAGATGGAGAACTATGCCCCTCAGTTAAAGAGCTTGAAAAGATTGAACCTAGTATTCGCCTTCTTGATGGTTTGTCAGTTCTTACTCATAGGATTGGGATACTTAAATCAATGTTGGAGTCAGAGAGAGATGGATACGTCCAAGCGACTATCGCAGGTTTTACAAATACACTACGGTTTCGACACGCCAAACCGCTTGTCAATCTGCCCTCTGTTGATCGACCATACGGTAAAGAAATTAGAGGCTGTCTTGTAGCCCCAGAAGGTTATACACTGTGTGGTGCTGATATGACCTCACTAGAGGACACAACAAAGCGTCACTACATGAAACCTCTTGATCCAGAGTATGTAGAGGAAATGAGTAAGGATGGTTTTGATCCACACCTCGACCTTGCAAAACACGCAGGTATTATAACACAAGAGGACATTGATAGACACAATTCTGGTGAGCGATCACTCAAAGCTCTACGCAAGAACTACAAGGTGGTTAACTACTCTGCTACATATGGCGTAGGAGCCGCTAAACTGGCTCGTGAGACAGGTATGACTAAGGACGAGGCTCAATCCCTTCTTGATGCCTTTTGGTCACGTAATTGGGCCGTACAGCGAGTGGCAGATAAACTCTCAATCAGAGAGGTGAACGGATCGCAGTGGGTACAAAATCCAGTATCAAAGTTCTGGTATAGCCTACGCTCTGACAAGGACCGTTTTTCTACCTTGAACCAAGGAACAGGTGTATACTGTTTCGATAGTTGGGTGAAAGAATGTCGCAGCATGGGAATAAAGACCATAGGTCAATTCCACGATGAAGTGATAGCCCTAACCGAAGAGGGGCAAGAGGATGTTGTTGAAAACATAATGGAATTAGCAATCACAACGCTAAACAATGAACTGAACCTGAATGTACCCCTTGGTATAGAAGCACAGTTCGGAAGGTCGTATGCAGAGATACACTAAAATATTTTTTGTATCTTATGTATAAAGTTGTCAAAAAAGTACTTATATATAATTACCAGAGTCTAGAAAGGACACTCGAATGGCTAGATATACAATGGATATGGTTCTTGAATATGCGAAAGTATTCCCTGAGAATGCAGATATGGGTGACCCTGATGGTCCTCGTGCTGCACAGGCTATCTTTCAGAAAGGTGGTCAGTACGCTGTGAATGCTTACTTCACCAGTGAAAGTCAAATTCAAGAGCTTTTATCAGATGGGCTTGACCCAAAACCTATGAACAATGACCGTATTCTTGAGAGTACCTCAGATTATGGTATCGGTAAGTTCATGCGTCTGAAGCGACCATTCGCTGACGACATTCGTGAGGATTGGACTGATCCTGTGACGAAAGAAAAGGGCGTTAACCTTGGTGGCGCACCAAAGGTTGTAGACCTAACTCAGGGGCGTGATAATCGCCGCCTATGGAGCTTTGAGAAAGACGGTGCTTTAGGCAACGGAACAAAGGCCAAGGTTCAGTTTGAAACCTACTCAAACGGTGCTGGTATTCGCTTGTTGAATATTGGTATTACAGAACACGTATCTTATGAGACAGAAGCATCTGTGTCAGAGGACGATGAACTATTCATGGTGGGATAAATGAAAGTTAAAATCATTGCTGAATCAGATTCTCAAGACGATGGCTTCACAGGAAAAACAACTATGGAACGTGAAGACGTAGAAGACCTACAGGACATGCTGTGGTTATTTAGTGAGTTCTTTCAGGCTTCAGGGTTTACCTATGTAAAAGCTGTGGCTGTAGAGAAAGATGATGGTACTCTGGTCTGGAGTGATTTCTAATGCCCAAAGGCAAAGTGCTGATTGACGGTGACATTGTTGCATATAGAGCAGCCTTTGCCACTAACGATGGTTCCCCAAGGGATGCTACAAATAAGTGTTCAGAGCTTATGTCAAACATCCTTGAGGCAACTCTTGAATGGCCCTTCCCTGATAAAAGTGAGTACAAAACATTTCTAACAGGGCAGGGCAACTTCAGATATGATATTGCAAAGTCTTATCCCTACAAAGGGAATAGGTCAAAACGAGACAAACCAATTCACTTAAGTCACGTTAGGAATTTCATGGTTGAGAAGTATGATGCAATCGTTAGTGAGGATGAAGAGGCAGATGATCTTATTGCCAAGGAAGCAACGATATTAGGTAATGATACCATTGTTGCATCCATTGATAAAGACATGCTTCAAATTCCATGTTGGCATTTCAACTTTAACACAGGTGCGTGGAACAAGGTTGATGATTGGTTTGGACTAAAGTTTTTCTACTCTCAAATCTTATCTGGTGATAGTGCTGACAACATTATTGGTCTTTATCAGGTAGGTAAAAAGACTGCAGATAAGATGCTGCATAAATGCAAAACGGAAAAAGAGTTGTGGGAAACTTGCGTCAAAGCCTATGACGGTGATGTTGATCGTGTAATAGAAAACGCTAGACTACTTTGGTTAAGACGGAAGGATGGAGAAATATGGGAACCGCCAGTGCCAGTAAAGCCAAAGGCAGACTAGGGCAACAGGAAATCAGGGACGCTATCCTAAAGGCATTTCCACGACTAGAACCTGATGACGTTAGATCAACTGCTATGGGTCAATCTGGTGAAGACATACAGTTATCCCCAAAAGCAAGAAAACTCCTACCGTTGTCGATAGAAGTTAAGAGAAGGAAGAACCTACAGACAGTCTACGATTGGATGGCACAAGCAAAGCAGGGCAGCTATGAACCAGTGGTATTCTTTAGAGGCGACAGAAAAGATTGGGTTGTAATGGTGGAACTTGATCACTATATGGAGCTTATAAAGAAATGGAGAAAATAGTGTATAAAGTTCACGCTGTGTTAGATGGTCCAATGGAAGACCCAGATGGAAATATATGGTTGCACTGTAAGATACAGGACGAAAACGACGAGGTGTTCACTGATGATATACCCTTCGAGAATGTATCAGCAGCCTATGAATTTAAGAAAAGACTAAGTCTGCCAACCCTAGAGCCTGTACAGTTAGAGTTCTATGTTAGTTCAAGAAAGCTACACTGATGGGCAAGCGAAGCAGTTTTGAGAGGAAACCAAGAGACTACTACCCTACACCGATAGAAGCTGTGGAGCCACTGATACCTCACTTACCCTATAGCTTCAATTATGTAGAACCCTGTGCAGGTGATGGTAGGTTAATAGACCATATACATCTTTTAACAAGTGGTGCAGGTGTTTGTCATGGTGCTATAGATATAGAGCCACAAAGACCAGACATAACAAGAGCAAACGCTCTACAGTTAGAAAGCGAGTTTTACGATCCAGAATCCTATATCATAACCAATCCACCTTGGGAAAGGCAGATACTACATGCCATGATAGATAGCTTCATGTCTATGTGTAAAACTTGGTTGTTGTTTGATGCGGATTGGATGCACACAAAGCAGTCAGCAGTCTTAATGACATATTGTGCAAAGGTAGTGAGTGTTGGTCGAGTGAAGTGGATCGAAGGTAGTAAGGGTGTAGGTAAAGATAATTGTTGTTGGTATCTGTTCGATCAAGAACACAAAGGCCCAACAGAGTTTTACGGAAGGATGATAGGGTATGATTAACGAGACAGACCTAGAGGCGTGGGAATACTATAATAGTGGAACCTTTAACGATTACCAAGCAGAGGCTATGAAAACAAAAGCCTATCCAGATGATAAGCGTATTATATATCCTGTAGGTTTACTCACAGAAGAAGCAGGTGAAGTTGCAGGTAAGTTAAATAAATATCATCGTGATGGTACTTGGGATCGTGATGCTATTATCAAGGAAATGGGGGATGTTATGTGGGCTTTAGCTGCACTCGCATCTGACCTAAATATTAAGTTAGAAGAGGTTGCAGATCGCAACATCAAAAAACTACGTGATCGACAAAAACGTAATACTATAGGTGGAAGTGGAGACAACAGGTGACAGAAGTTTTAACAGCCTTATCTATTCTGGCTATTCTAGTTTTAGGGTTTATATTTATAGCCGTAGGTGAGATAAAGAAATGACTGGCATGATTGGTGTAGAGACTGTAGAGGAACACGAAGATGGGAGTGCAACCTATCAGTTTCACCTTGATAATAATTGTGCCAAGTTGTTGCAAGAAGAGGGTTTGAAGCTAGTCCTGTACTGCGCAGCAGCAAAGCTAGACTTACAGGTAGTATATGACTTTATAGAGGATCACATCAAGAGAGATGAACTAACAGAATATAAATTTGGAGATGTAAATGAGTAAAAAAGAAACAGGAATGTCTTGGTATAGACGATTTATGAACTATATAAAGACATGGCGATTGCATCGTGAGACAATCAAGGAACTAAATAAACTAAGCGCAAAAGAACTTAGAGATATTGGCTTAAACAGAAACGACATAGACGGAATGGTTGGGTTAGACGCTGATATGAAAGTACGTGGAACAAAAGGAAAACAATAATGAACAATATGTTGCCAACACCCTATCAAGAATTTATTGCATTATCACGCTATGCACGATGGATGCCCGAAGAAGGTCGTCGTGAAAAGTGGTCAGAGACAGTGTCACGCTACATGGACAATGTAGTACGTCCTGTAGCAGGTGATGACACTTACATCAACAATATAGAAGAGGCTATTCTTAACCTAGAAGTTATGCCCTCTATGAGAGCTATGATGACTGCTGGCCCAGCTTTGGATCGTGATAATACCGCAGGGTACAACTGTTCATATTTACCTGTAGATGATCCTAAGAGCTTCGATGAAGCTATGTTTATTCTTCTCTGTGGTACTGGTGTTGGGTTTAGTG